ATATTATCTACTCTTATTGGAGGAATTTTTATTTCCATAGCGTTTTATTTCATTCTTTTTGGTAAATTTGTGAATACTGAAAAGAAATGAACTTCGACTTAAACTTATTGAATGATTACATTGAAAAGGGTTTGGTGGTTAAAAATGACCATCCAACCCTTCCTTTGTCTATATACAATTACACCAGGAAAACCCAATACGAAAAATTGTGGGATAATATCACAAAAAGTTGTAGGGGATTAATTTTGGACAATCAAGGTAATGTGATAGCAAAATCATTTGATAAGTTTTTCAATTTGGAAGAACATTCCCCTCAAGAAATTCCCAACGAAGATTTCGAGGTATATGAAAAACTTGATGGATCTTTAGGTATTTTGTTTTGGTATCAAGGTAAATGGATTATCGCTAGTAAAGGGTCATTTACTTCTTCACAATCAATAAGAGCAAGACAAATATTAGATGAGAAGTATAATGTGGAACCTATCCCGAAAGGATATACTACTTTAGTCGAAATCATCTACCCTCAAAATAGAATTGTATGTGATTACGGTGATGACGAATCTTTAGTTGTATTATCAATGATAAGTAATGCCAATGGTAAAGAACTTGAACATGATTCGTTATTGTTGATAAACAAAGAAACGGGATTACCTGTAATCAAAAAATACGACGGAATTCAAGATTACAAGGGTCTTAAATCTTCTATCTCCAAAGAAAGGGAGGGTTATGTTGTTAAATTCAGAAGTGGTCTTAGAATGAAAATAAAGGGTGAAGATTACGTTTATCTTCACAGATTATTGACTGAGTTTTCAAATGTGGACATTTGGGAATATTTGAAAGACAATAAAGATTTGAATGTGTTGTTGGATAGAGTTCCTGATGAATTTGATACTTGGGTGAAAACTACGGTTAAAGATTTGGTTATCAGATATGAAAATATACTCAAAGATTACACTGAGATATTCAATGAACTGAAATCAAAGAATTTAGAACAAAAGGATTTTGCTGAGAATGCGAAAGGATATGACCACCCATCAATATTATTCAGTATGTTGAACGGGAAAGACGTTTCTCCATTTATATGGAAATTAATAAGACCAGAGTATAGTAGACCATTTTGGCAAAAAGAAATAGAATCATGAAACCTAGTTTAGAAAAAATATTGAATAATCACATTGTGCATACTGGATTTTTTGATAGAAATTCGGTTGAAAAATGTATGGAACAATCTTATGATTTGGGAACTAAAGAATTCATTGAATGGTTATCAAAGCAAGATCACCTCTCAGACAACATAAACTACATTATCGAAGAATGGGAGAACCAAAATAAATTATGAAATATTATCTTTTAGTTTTGGTGTTTCAAATTATGTTCAATATCTTTAAGGTGTTGGAGATAAAATACACTTACGAGAACAAGTTGAGCTTATTGTTGTACAATTCCATTTACATCAATCTAATCTCCTTAGCGTCAGTTTATTGGTCATTGGATCTTCTGTTTGAAGGTGATTGGTGGGTAATTCCATTTTACGTTGGTGGAAGTGTTGTTGGAAAGTGGTTTGCGATGAGACATGTAGAAAATATCAGATATAAAATATTCAAACTCTTTGGGAAAAAAATAAGTAAATTACAAAATAAACTATCTAAACAAGATGAAGACAACTATTAAATTCGATACATTCAAGGACAAAAGACCTTTTGATGAGAAAGCTTTGGATTTTCTACAAAGTCTTCTATTTTGGAGAGGTAGAAAAAAAGGAATGGTTTATACCAGGGATATCACTTGGGACGATGTTCGTGCGGTATTTTTTCCAGAAAATTTTTACGAGAAGTATAAGTATTTGGGTTCTGTACCCTATAGAGAAGACGGACCTATATTCAAAGCAATGTATCCTTTGGTACTAGCAATGGATTATGAAGCAAAGCCTAAAGGATGTCCAAGATGGTTTCTTCGTTTCTTGCACTTGTTTGGGTCAGATAATTCAATCGTGAGAGTTCGTAACCTAACTTTACACAACATGGTGACGAAACTGACCAAAGGAATCATGATGTATGATTATAAAACAAAGTGGGCAGATTATGATTTGAGAATATCAATAAGTGCGCCTGAACATCTTCAGAACCTTGCGGATGCTATAGAGAATGATTTTTATTCTCGTGGAAGACAGAAGGAGTTGGCAGAACAAATCGTACAAATCGACCCAAACGCTAACATTATTTGGGGTGATGTCAACCGACTTGTAAAACAGTATAATGATTTGAAGGGTAAAACGAACGAAGATGTTTATGACTATATCAGTTGAAATATTATTGTCAATTTTGGTGATACTTTCAGTAATCCCAATTATTTCTATTCTGTGGGTAAGAGGCATAGATTACATGCATAAAAATCATCCTGATTATAAAGGGTACGATTTATTCGATGAAGACGAAGATGAAAAAGATGATTCAAAAGATTAGTTTCATTCTAAAAGAAATTTGGTTAGGATTTTCCATTTCCAATTATATTCAACAAAATCACCAACAATTTGGTAAACTATAAAATTATGACAAAACGATTGACTACAAAACAGAAACAAGAACAATTTGTTGTAGATGTAATCAACAAAATGTTTGAGATCGCAGGATACCAAGTAACCTACGATGATGTTAAGGATAGAAAAGACGATTGGTATGCCCAATGGACAATGACCATGGAACAAAATGAAGAATGGAAAAAGTGGGGTATGGATTATATGAAACGAGTATTTCGTTGGAATAAAACCTTATGTGAAAGAGAAATGGGAATGGTTTCTTTAATGTGGGGATTAAAATTTAGTGATTTTGATAAATAATGAACATAGAAAGACAGTATCAACAACTACTCGGAGACATTTTAGAGAATGGAGTAGAAAAAAAAGATAGAACAGGAACTGGAACCCTTTCGGTTTTCGGTAGACAAATTTGTCATAAGATGAGTGAAGGGTTCCCGTTACTAACCACAAAGAAGATGGCATGGAAAACTATGGTCACGGAACTCCTGTGGTTTCTACGTGGAGATACTAATATCAAATTCTTATTGGATTACGATTGCCACATTTGGGATGGTGACACATATAAAAACTATGTTAATAGTGATGAAGTTAGGTGGCCAAAAAGCAAGGAAGATTTTATTAAAGAAATCAAAACCAATAATGAGTTTGCCGAAAAATGGGGAGATTTAGGACCTATCTATGGTAAACAATGGAGAAAGTGGGGTGAAAGAAAACACGATTCTATAACAAACGAATACTTTATAGGAATAGACCAAATCGATAATCTAATCAACGAACTCAAAACAAATCCTGATAGTAGACGATTGATGGTATCAGCTTGGAATGTAGGTGACTTAGACCAAATGGTTTTACCACCTTGTCATTATGGATTCCAAGTTTATACTAGAGAGTTGAGTATCGAAGAACAAGTTAGGGTATATGAAAAGATGGGATATACAAAAAATCTTGATCCATTGGATTATGTTCCGAAGAGAGCAATCTCACTAATGTGGAATCAACGTTCGGTTGATACATTCTTAGGATTACCATTCAATATTGCATCTTATGCACTATTACTTGAAATCATTGCTAAAGAAGTCAATATGGTTCCTGATGAACTGATTGGAAACTTAGGTGATGTTCATTTGTATTCGAACCACATTGAACAGGCGAAAGAACAATTGTATAGGAGACCTTACGATTTGCCACAAGTTCAAATCACGGAAAGAAATTGGTACCAACATGAAAAAGTAAAAGAACATTTGGGAGAAAAAACATTCATTGAAAAAATCATGTCTTATAGACCAGAATGTTTTGAATTATTGAATTATCAGTCACATCCAACCATCAAAGCACCATTGTCAAATTGAGTTATGCAAGTTGTTATTTTACTTAGTACTGATGTCGAACCAGATATTGCAGAACTTATCCTCGAACATAAATTGGAAGGTGGATATTCATTAGATTACGCACTAAATTCTTTAGTATCTTATCATAAGGGTAAAGAAATAATAATATTCAACTTCAAAAAATACTTTGCTCTTGATAATAGATGGAGTGGATATAAAATAGATGATTACGGAACTAAAATTGTTATAAACTTTATATAATATGTTAAAGGTTACAGAAAAAATAAAAAATAGAACTTATGAAATAAGTTTGCAATCAACAGGTATTGTTGTAGGGTTATTTGTTAACTTTGATGGATTTTTTTATTATGAACCGTCAAAAGATAGGACTTGGGGTTTTTGGTCTGAAGAATTCTTGAAAAGTTTATCAAATGAGATAGAAAAATTAAATTACCAAACAAATAAAAGTATTGACGAATACTTCCAATTACAAACATAAAATTATAATATGGAAGATTCGAAAGCAAATTGCAAATGTGGTTGGCCTTGGGTATTCCATTATAATTCGAAAGGAAAAATGAACGCAATATTCAAAGCCAAACTTCCACAAAAAACTATAAACGATTATATAAACGGAGATTATTGGTTAAAAAATGAAAAAAGTTAGAGAAGTATTTGTCATTTATAATCCATACGATAAAGGATATTATGACGGATTAGGATATTTCAAAGGAATATTATTTTGTAAAAAATACAGCGATAAGGAAACAGCAATTTTAGATATAGAAAAAATACTTGATAACTCAAATGGTAAAACATTTCTAAAAATAGAATCATTTCACACATTTTCATGAAAGAATTAAGACCTTGGGGATTTTACGAAATCCTATTAGATGAATCGTATACAAAAGTTAAACAAATTACTGTTAATTCAGGACAAAGATTGTCTTATCAATATCACAATCAACGAAAAGAGTATTGGACAATTGTTCAAGGATCGGCAACAATAATCTTGGATGATGAAAAAGTTTTCAGAAATCAAGGAGAATCAATTCATATTCCTTTGGGGTCAAAGCATAGGATAATGAATGAACAAGAAGAACCTCTAATTTTTATCGAGGTTCAGGTTGGTGATTATTTTGGAGAAGATGATATCGTCAGAATAGAAGATGACTACGGGAGGGAAGATTAAATCTTCCCCTCGTTATTCACTAATTTTTTTCCAAGCATCTGTAGAACTAATCATACTTAGTTTACTTCCATTCTCCCAATCGACACCAATAATTTGTTCATCCGAATCAAACTCAAATGGGTCTTTTGAAATATTAGTAACTCTACCTGATGTTCCTGGAGGAACTCCAAGTTCTCCTTCCATGTGATAACATATAATTTTATCTCCGACTTTTAACGGTGGATTCAACGTTCCTTTCATAACAATAAATATAAGTAATATATTTATTGTTATATGGAATTTTTAATTACAGAATCTCAACTAAGAGCACTTCTTACTGAAGAAGAAAAGTCGATGCTTGGAGGTTACATGAAGCAATTGAATGCATTTACAAAACAAATTGTAAATCGGGCATTCAAATCGTATGGTATTAATTTAAGAATGCTTCTAACTTGGGGTACTGCTGTAGGTGGAATGGTACTTCCATTAGACCAATTTTTAAGGAAACAAAATTTCGATTTAACTGAAGAGCAAAGAATGTTGGTTTTGGCGGGTTTAGCATTCGCATTATTTTTTGAATCCAAAAGACCTGCCATGAAATTATTTTCCGTAATTAAAGAAGAAGGATTGGAAGAAATTTTCAAAGTTGGACTGAGAAAAGGAAGTCAGTTGAAAGAAGCGTTCTTAAATTTTATGTCCTCTGTGGGTACTGGTTCCTCATCATTTATAGACACCATAGCATACAGTTTCATGATTCCTATTATTACAGATATTCAATCTGTTATTATGGAAACACAAGATATCGATGAGGCGGCAATTTTGATTGCGGAAAGATTGATTGCGTCAGGTGTTGTATTGATGAGTTCTCAGGCGTTAACTGAAACAGTTAAGAAAGTTTTAGAGAAATTAAGATAAGTTAATCTTGAAGTTCGACTAAGTTAATCACTTTTGTACAGATCACGTATTCGTCTACTCCGAACAATTCCAAAAAATTTGTCAATAATTTATCAAGTTTATACCTAATTACTTCGTAAATAGTAGATGTGGTTGAAATATCTATTTCTTCTCCTGTGTGTTTCTTGAACATACTAAAGTATAAATCGGACTGTTTGTTGGATGGTAAGATGTACAAAGTATATTCAATAAATTTTGTTTCTTGTCCAATCACAATATAGTTTTTGGCTCCTGTTAGTTTTATTTTGAAATCTGTGTCAAAATTATAATCCGAACCAATTTGGAATATATGATTATCCAAAAATCCGTTTATTCTATTCCACAACTTATCTGATGGTTCCATTCTATTCTAATTCTTCAATTTCGACCACTAATTGGTCCGGTCCTTTTATGACTCTGTGCCAAACAAATTTGGGTATGTGAATTTGACCGGCCTTTGACAATTTGACCGGCAATTCGTTTTCCATTTGAAACGACCATCCTCCGTCTTCGATAACTGTGACGTTTCTATCCTTAAGGTCTTGATGCCATTTAAGTTCTTCAACTTCAACATCGGTAGTAAATGTCCTAATCAGTTTACCGTTTTTTTCAATTTGCTCAAACGGAAAATCCATTACCAAGAATTTGATGACGATAAACCTAATTGTTTGGCGTATCTACCAACATTACAGCTCCAATACCCTGCGGTGGTTCTATCTTTCTTTTGGTCGCATTTGTGTCTTGCTCTGAATGACTTGGCAGCACCTTTGTTAGCATTTTTAACTCTCAAGTTAGGATCACCAAAAGATACTTTTTTAATACCTCCACTTTTTGATTTTACATAAACCGCAAATTTTTTCGGCCCGCCTGAAGTTCTGAATGGTTTATTCAACTTAACATTCTTACCTCTATGTTTTGCCTCTTCCAAAACATCCTCTTCCTCTTCATCCTCGTAGATGAATGGAGCATCAAGATAAATCAATTTACCTTTGATTGATACTTTTTTACCCAAATCTGATTCAACCATCAAAGTATCTTCTTCGTTAAGGTCAATCTTACCTTCCTCCCACAATTTTCTAACTTCATTTACCAAATCAAAATAGCTTTCAGAATATGCTCGGAAAATGTTATTAGTCAAAGTCAATTCATTATCTACATGATATTTCAATGCTTCTGACACTTCAACAGATTCTTTAATAATTAAAGATTTGTTCAAATGTTCTTCTAATGTTTCTTTGATAAGTTCTCTTAAATCCATTGGTTTGATATTTCTTATAAATACTCTTACTCTCTATTAAATTTTAACTTCCAATACACTCCTCCTGTTACATATGGGGTAAATTTACCTGTAACACCATCAAATGTTCTATTTGCCACTCCTCCACCAAGTTGGAATATTTTATCATCTTTTGTTTTCAATAATATACTAGTTCCAAGTGAGTTGACCCAATCTTGATGGCTCAAGGCTCCGTTCAATCCCACATAAACTTGGTTTCTAACTTTTGGTGGTTCAGGTGCTGGTTCCCTAACAATCTTGGGTTTTACATTTGCTGTAAACTTTCTTGAAACAACGTTATTTTGTGAAATGGTGTCAAACAAGTATATGACCCCCTGATTATTACTCAACATTATTGTATCCTGTACGAAATTTTTCAAGTAAAAATTTTTGAGAATAAATGAGGTGTCGACTAGTGGAGTTGGTGCGGGCACTTCAACAATTTTTTCTACTTCAACCTCGTATGGTACTTCGACCTCCACTTCATAAATAACCTCCTGAGGTATTGTATCATAGACCAATTTTTCTTCTATTTCGATTTGTGGAGGAACGAAAAATTGTAAGAATATTATTATACCCACCATTAGGAGTATTACTATGTGTCTGATGTCAAATATTTTTTTCATATCGTTATAACATTAATCTTGATCCAATCAAGAAATTACTAAGTATTGGAGAACCTGATGCTCCCAATGCTCTGTAGTTTAGGCTTAATCCGAATCGTTTACTTATTTTATAGTCAAATGATGATCCGACTAAGAAGGAAAATTGTCTATTTACTGTTGACTCACCTGTTTTGGGGTTATATGAAATTGGTGAGTTCATTAAAAATACTTGAGGAGATAATGTGAGTTTGGTATTTACAACATAAGGTTTTGTCCAAAATACAACCGCTGAGGTCGCAAGAGATACGTTGAATACTCTTTTAATTGTTCTTGTTTCAGTATTAACTTCAGTATCTTTTAACAATAAAGTTATTAAACCAACGTTATATCCGTATGTCCCATATTTTTCACTTGGTTTAATATTTGTGTATCCAAGTAATCCCATATAAGTTCCATCTAAGTAAGCCGCGGTGAATGAATAAGAGTGGATTTGACTTAATTTACCTTGTTGAAAATTCATTTTGGTATATCCTCCACCCAAAGCAAATTGGTCTAATGTACTCCAAATCATGGCGTTTACCCCCCAAGTTTCATTCCCTGCTAATGATGATTGACTAACACCAAAGGAAGCAATAGCACTGTATTTCAAATCGGGACCTTGTACGGTTGTCAAGTCTGAGGCAACCAACATTGGGTTTACTGGCCCAACTTTCTTTTTATCACCTTTCCCTTTGCCATCTGAATTATCATCTTCACTTTCTCCCGAATCTCCACCTTCTGAACCACCTTCTTCAGAACTACCCTCAGAACTCGACTCACTTGATCCTGATTCACTACTACTTGAAGATGATGAGGATTCTCCTGAAGAAGATTGAGATGATGTACTAGAAGAACTTGATGAAGATGCCGCAGTTGAGGAGGCTGATGAAGATGCCGCGGATGATGCTGCAGATGAGGCAGCAGATGAGGCAGCTGACGACGCTGCGTTGGCGGCGGCTTGTGATACAGTTTGTGTGACAGTTTGGGTTACTACCGCATTTGCGGGACACGGAGTTGAAAAAATTCCATTAATCCAAATGGTTACTTCCCCTGAGGTGAATTGTTGATAAGTGAATACTTTGGATTTGTTTCTGACTATAACTAAAACACCAGTATTAGATTGTATGGGTATAGATACCACATAAGTTTTTGAATCACAGGGGTCAATGTATGTTTGTGTAACAACTTGCCCCTGTGATTCGTGGTAAATTAATACCATGAATAATAACATTAAAAATATTTTCAAACTTTTCAATTTTCATCGGTTTCCAAATATTTTATTCTGTGAATATTCCTTTTTTAATCATTCTATCTAAGATTCTGGCACAAGCAATGTCAAGTGCTTTTTTTGTCGCGATAGATATTGTAGATTGATTAAACTTAACTGGATCGACTGTTGCGTCAGAAAGAAGGGTTAATTCTCTTGTGGTTACAGCTTCTCCAAGTCCTGATGCTCCAAATACAACACCAGTTTCCGCATTTGTAAATCTAACCTGAAGACCTATACGGGTTACCATCATATTTTTCACACCATCTTTAAGATTTACAGTTTCATCTTCTGAAACGGAGTAATCATAACATTCAATGGTTACAAAATATTCTGCCAAATTGATTTTACCAAAACCATCTAATTGATTTTCAGAAATTCCTGCCTGAGATGCTTGGAATTGCTTAACCATTCGGTTTTTAATTTCCGTCTTATCTTCAGTAAATTTGAATCTATTAAGATTCTCAAGATATTCCATAGAAATGTTCGCAACACCTAATCCAACTCGTTTTTCCTTGAGTTCAGGATACATCTCATACATTTCATCAGACATACCTGCCTTCAAGATTTGAATTGGAATTTGTTTTCCTTCATAATCCATAAATTGACTTATGTCAATTGCGGTTTCGAACGATGCCTTGTATTGCTCAGTTTTTGTACTTCCTACAGTTTGAGAAAACGCCGATATTTGTACTATTAGTGCAAATATCGACGATAAAATAAATTTTTTCATATTAAACCTCAATTGTATTACGTGTTTATTAAGGTCTCTTTGGCCAAGCCCAACCCTTTTTCTTACCTCTCAACATCAAGTAAGTTGCGCCTCCGAAGAAGATTAACAAATACAATGATGGTGAATAAAATACAAACATGGATACCATCAACAATGTGAGGAATACCATAAAACTTAAAAATTGTTCCATATTTACCATTTTGGAGCGGTTTCTTTGAACTCGTCCCCTTCTTTTTTATTAGGTTTATCCGTCGCTGCGGGTTGTGACACTGGTTGACTTGATTTTTCTCTGATGATTACAGTTTTGTCACCACCAGATTGTTGTTGTTGATTGTTATTGTTGATGATAATTGGAGTTTGTTGTTGAACAGGTGCTGCAACTTCTTCATCACTGCCAATAAATTTATTTGTAATAACTCCTCCGGCACCCAACACTGCCGTAGTTAACAATCCGATAATTGTCTTTTTTAATCCTGACCAAGTTCCGTCGTTATGGTCTTCTGTTTCTTCGCTCATGGTATTATTATTTAGTTTATTTATTTTATTTAATAATTATTGGGTATTTTATATCTTTCCCCGAAATGTCCAAAAAAATCAAGTCATAATACCCTTTTGGTTCTTCTGTTAAATTATATACCCTTTTTGTTGTTGTGTCAACTGCCGTGAAGCCTTCTTTTTTAATTGGTGTTTCTTGACCAAAAGGTATTATTTGTACTGAATATTTTGCTCCGACAGTTGTTTCGAACTCTATAATCACTACGTTTTCATTCTGAAAAACAGATTTTATGTTTGTTGAAGTTGATTTAGTCCCTAAATTAATTTCCGGTATCTCATCATAGTAAGGGTTAAAACACCCTTGTAAGAAGAGAACTGAGAAAGTTAGTATTGATAATATTTTTTTCATTTTAGAAATTATTATATCCCGTTAATTTTATTTGAGTTGTATTCAATTTTATTCCTAATTGAGAACCCTTGATTGTGTTAGCATCCATAGTGGAAGATACTTTGATGGAAGTTAAAATATCAACTCCATTACCAATTGTTGAAAATTTCAATTTGAACGGAATTGCAGTTCCAGTTACTGGAGTTTTTTCATTTGGGTCTATTCCACCAAATTTGACTTTACCATCAACAGAATTAACAAACAAGTACCATGTATTTGGAACATTTGGAGAAAACTCCTCAAACTTTATCTTCGTTGGGTCGTAATCAAATTCAAATTGTAGTCCTGTAACTGGATTTCCATTTGTCGTTACACTTATAGGAATTTCTATATTATTCGATGTTACAGTCAAATTAGATAGATTAACATCTATTGATGGAACATTATTTGGAGTATTAATGAATGATTCTGTCGCCATAGTTTTGAATGTTGTGTTCGACTTCAAACTATTTGGGGCTCTACTAACTACAGATGCGACTCCATTATTACTAACAACAACTTGTGATGAATGTGAACGATTCACATCTCCCCACAAAAGATATTTCAAGTCTACAACCGTGTTAGTTCCTATTGTTCCTGTTTTCACATAAACTTTTGGATAATCAAAATCTTTCCAATTCGTTGTGGTGATTGCTCCCCAAGAATTTGATGGTGAGTCATTAAATGTGAATTCCGCCCTTAACCCAAAGTCCGGACCTCCATTGATATTTCTTATGTATGGAGTGTAAGTTGATGTACCTATTGAAGATATACCAGATGGTATTCTAAATGTCGCCCAAGTTGCGTCCTTCGAAACAAATTCTACAGGTCCAACATACAAATCAAATAATTGGAGTGACTTTATTTTTTCAGGTGTATTAGTCGCGTCGAATTCTCTCATATCAACTAGTATTCTGGACACATTTTGAGAATAATGATTTGGTGTAATAATCCCCCATTCTACTTGTCCTGCGATTGTTGTAGCGTCAGTTGAGATCCATGTTGGAACATTCATATATCCACCACTTCCTGTAGTATATCCATTTGGAAGAGTCACCAATTGGTCAATACCCACAACTTGTGATAATAATTTTGGTAAATCTCCTCCATCAATTGTTTTGTTTCTGTTGATGTCCGCTGCGTACAGAGATTGTCCTGTATTGATTGTTTGTCCTTTACTACCATCCAATCCCATAGTTGTAAACTCTCCTTGAGCAGATGTGAAGTCCGATATTGTGATGGCATTATTGTAAATCGCATTTAATTTATCCATTTCGTGCATCACAGAAACTTCATAAACTTTATTCTCAGATAATAACGCTTGATTAATATCGACATTACCGTTCGATAACACATCAAACATTTGTCCGGTATTTGTTACTGTATCCTTAAAGGAAATTTTTAATTTTGACAGATTGAGTAAATTAGTATTCACATCGACTTTAGCGGTAATTAATTTTCCCGTATTTTGATTCATGATTACTTCAGTTGATAATGGTGAATCCATTATCGTTGGAACCTGAGACCCTTGTCCATTCCATCCTGCGACAAAGTTTAATCTAACAGGATTGAAAGCATTTGATGTAGACGCCGCCTTTAATCTAAACCTTACAATTATTATTTGAGAAAAAGCGTTAAAGGGCATTGGGGAATTCGTTGCCCATGTTAAAGATGCTCGTATAATTGCGTTAGAACTAGCCACATTATATGAATACGATAAACCTGCCGTATATCTTGTAGTTCCGTTAGTATTAGTTGTGTTTCCAGCATAACCATATCCAGGATAGTTTTGCCAAGATAATTGTATATTTGAACCTGTAGGGAACACTCCTCCGTTTCCACCTGTGCCAGTATGATTGATTGAAACTATTTCAAAGTTTGTTTGGTCGTATTGAAAGTCAAATAGTAATTGTCTGGTTACCGCGTCTCCATTACCATTTGCGTGAACCATAACGTCAAATTGGTCTCCTCTATCAATAACTCCCCCGCCTATATCGGTTAAAACTCTCGTATCAGGAAATTTGAATCTTATCTGCCCGAAAGAGTTAAAGGACAATAATAAAAGTGTTATTATTAGTATTTTTTTCATTTAATTTGTTTCGAATAGTTTAGACACCAAGACATCGCTCGCCTTTTTCAAGGCATTACTCAAAGATTGTTGATTGAAATTCCCTCCGTTGTCCACAATCAATGTTGACATAGAAATTTCAGATGATTCTTCTTCGACAATGACTTCTTTGATTTTTTTTCCATCAACTTTCAAAACTCCTCTAAGACGTATTACAACAGATTCGCTGTCTTTGTGAAATACAGAGACATTCGTCTTGGTTTTTAATACATCCAAGTAGACAATTTCAATAGATAATTTTTGTTTGGAGTCAGGGTTTAGATCGAAATTTTTTTCTTGTAAAAATTCCTCTGTGATGTTTCTCACACCGAATTCTAAGTTTCGATTTCCTGCAAGATTTCCCACTTGAATCTTGTTTACAACGGATTCAACCCATATTTCATCAGTAAGATTTGTGGTAATGTGAGGCATTATGTATAGCATAACGCCAGCCATAAACAGGGTTAACATTTTCATTCGATAGTATCTTGGTATTCATAAATATCGCGAAATTTAATTTTGTACTGAATTTTTAGTTTATGTTAAGGTGAATTATCTTATTGGTTTTAGATAATATTTATTGATATAAAATAAATTACTATGATACTAAAAGTTGGGTCTAAAGGAGAAGACGTAAAAAAACTCCAAGCAAAATTAGGATTAGGAGCCGATGGTGTATTCGGTTCTGGTACAGAAGCTGCGGTTAAAAAATGGCAAGCATCTAATGGATTAACCGCTGACGGTATTGTTGGTGAAGGAACATGGTCAAAAATGTTTGGTGAGAAACAACTTATCACTGAACCTTCAAAACCTATTGTATCTTCAGGTCCTTTGAAATTAGAAAATTTGAAAGGTCATATCCCTGACGCAGTAATTGCTCAGATTCCTGAAACTGCGAAAAAATTCAATATCACAAATCCACTTAGATTGGCTCACTTTTTAGCTCAGTGTGGGCACGAGTCAGGAGGGTTCAAAGCAATTCAAGAAAATCTAAACTACTCTGCGGATGGTTTGAAAAAAATATTTCCAAAATATTTTCCAGGAAACTTGGCAGAAGGTTATGCAAGAAACCCTGAAAAAATTGCATCAAAAGTTTATGGAAGTAGAATGGGTAATGGAGATGAAACAACAAAAGAAGGTTTCAAGTTTAGAGGTCGTGGATATATCCAATTGACTGGTAAAGACAACTATACAAAATTTGGTAAATTTATCGGTGAAGACACAGTTGCTAACCCTGATTTAGTTGCAACAAAATATCCGTTGGCATCAGCGGCATTCTTCTTTGATTCAAACAAATTATGGGAAATTTGTGATAGAGGAGCGGATGATGCGACAGTAACGGCAGTAACCAAAAGAGTTAATGGTGGTACAATCGGATTACCTGATAGAATCAAACATTTCAAAGAATATTTCGCACTTTTGAAATAAGTCGTATTACGATAAACAAAAAAAAATAATTATTTACTCCGATAATTTTGTCGGAGTAAATTTTTATTGTATATTCGTTAAACAAAACTAAACATGACGACAATGAACATTTCCTCCGCAATCTCAGATTTCAAGTGGGTACTCAAAGTACTTAAATCTTCTCAAAGCAAAGAGCATTTGAATGCCACAATGAAGTGTTTTAACCTTTGGGAAACCAAACACGTCAATGATAAACTCAGTGAATCGGATCGAGAAGTTATCAAATATTTGAGATACCAATTTTGGAGTCTATTTAGAAATAAAAATTCGAGATATGATTCACAAAATGTAAAAAAATTGTTCTGTTGATATCACAGTATGGACTTTTTTACAAATCATAATATTTATTTATACAATCGCTCACAAAGTGAGTGTTCTCATATATCCCTTTTACAAGACCCACAAATTTATTTGGTGGGTCTTACTTTTTTTCGTATATTTGTCTAAACCTCAAAATTATTATGAACTGGCAATCTTTCACCTACCGTATCCGAAGAAAATATCAACAAATCAAACGAGTAATCGACTTCTTGCCGATTATTTGGAATGGATTTGATTTTGATTATATGTATTCTATTGAACTTTTCAAAAAACAATTGGAAAGACAAGCAGAATTATTTGAATCAGATAAACTGAACTCCGACAGATCAAAACAAAACGCTTCACGAATCCGAACTGCAATTAGTTTGATGGATAAAGTTTATAATGGAGATTATGAGCTTGAATGGATGGATACCATTAGAGAAAAATATGGTAATGATGTATTTAATTGGGAGTTTGTGGATACTGGTAGGGGTGATGGGACATCTTTTATAAAATCCAAATATGAATATTGGGATAATGTTGATGAGATTGATTTGTTGAAACGTGAACTTATGCTTAAATCAAGACAAAAACAAAAGAAAGCCGAACAATTACTATGGAAATTTATAGGTCACAACATTCGTTATTGGTGGGATTGATATGAAAATATTTGAAGTATACGGACAAATCTATATTTTTCCATTTGTAAAAATAACCCATACAAGAAAACTTAACGGTGATTTGGAACTAATTATTGGTTGGTTAAAATGGGAATTGGCAATATCATTATGAAAAAGAAAATAACATTCATCTCTGACACTCACAACAAACACAAACACCTTACAAGTAAGGGAATGGGAAACATATTGGGTAGTGGAGATATTCTCGTACACGCAGGTGATTGTACAAGTATGGGTCATAAACATGAAATCACTCAGTTTTTGGAATGGTTTTCAAACACCGAATTCGAACATAAAATTTTCATTGCCGGAAATCACGATTTTGGATTTGAAGAACAAACTGACATCGCTCAAGAATACAAAAATTTGGGGATAACCTATCTTTTTGATAATGATATTACCATTGATGGAATCAAATTTTATGGTAGTCCATGGCAACCTGAATTTCATGATTGGGCGTTTAATCTTCCAAGAGGAGAAGAGTTGGCGGCAAAATGGGAAAAAATCCCTGATGATGTCGACATCCTAATTACTCACGGACCAGCATACGGTATTTTGGATTACGCTCCAATTGGAGGTCATGTTGGCTGTGAAGAATTATATCGCAAAATCGTGGAGGTTAAACCAAAAATTCATGTTTGTGGTCACATCCATGATGGTTACGGTCAAAAGACAATGGGTGGAATTGAATTTCTAAACGCATCAGTTCTTAATGACAGATACGAATACGCTCACAAACCTATAGTTGTGGAGTATGATACTGAAACAAAAGAAATTAATTATATCTGAGATGGAAAAAATGTGTAAGGTCTATTTGGATGACGTTAGGACTCCAATAGACGATAAATGGGTCGTAGCAAGAAATTATGATGAATTTGTCGATATCATTCAAAAATTTGGATTACAGAATATTGAAGTAATATCTTTGGACCATGACTTAGGTGAAAGTGCAATGATTGAATATTATAATAACGTAAAAGATAACTATAAACTTGAATACGATAACATAGAAGAAAAAACTGGTTATGATTGTTGTAAATTTTTAGTTAATCTTAGTATGGATAGTGGTATTCCATTGCCATCAATTTACGTTCATTCGGCAAATCCAATTGGTAGTCATAATATGATGGGTTACATTAACAATTATTTGAAGAATTGTAAACTAACTCAAAACTGTGATAGACATGAAATACCCCATAAAATAGAGGAGGTTTTTATGTTGAGTCCAGAAGCGAGAGAAGCGAAATGGAAAAGAATTAAAAATTAAGTAAAATTCACAGCATAAAAAAAGATGGAGAAATCCATCTTTTTATTTTTTAACTCTAGTTTGTTTTCTTGCTTCTTTAGCCAATTCCCCTATAGTTTTCTTCTTTTGTTCTGAGGGGTGTTTATATCCAGTTTTGTATCTGAATTCAACCGATACTGGACCGTTCTTTGACACGTCAGTATTGTATTTGAATACTGATACACTTTCTTCATCTTCAAAAGTGACCTCCCACTTTTTCGACACAGTTTCTGACTTGGTGTTTCCTGATATTTTCATGAAACAAATGTACGAAAATATCTAATAAAAAAAAAATCCCCACTCTTTTTAGTGGGGATTTTAAGATTACTCTTCAATTTGGTCTGACTTTCCTTTGTTAATCCATTTGTCGACTGACCCGATTCCGAAAGAACCAAGAACTAACCATAGGAAGGCGTTAAAGATAAATTCGTTTATCACTAGGTCTTTACCTAAAGTTCCTGTAACAATATCCGCAATAGCGAATCCTGTCATCATCACAAACGCCATAAACCCTACGACGCTTTTTTCATTGATTGTGTTGTTGTCATTGAACAACTGAGATAAGAATTTTTTCATAGTATATTGGTAATTTACTTACCAATAAATATCTCAACTATGTAACTTTTATCATCAAAAAGGAGTATCTGTAATTTGTAAAACTACATTTTCAGATGCTAATATTGGTGCCCCCTCAAACGTAAATTGTAATATGTCAGGTAACACAACCGAACCAAAACCATTAAAAACGCCATTTATAAAAAATTGCCAATCGATAGAACCAGTACCTGTAACATAAACACTTGGAAATGCGTTAGTTGTACCATGTATTGCTCTCAAAGTTTGTCCTTGATTTATCGGGAAACTTTGAGTTGCTCCGGTCAATGGAACTAATCCCAAATCGTCCTGGAATGCCTGAATTTCACATATTGTCGATCCATTGGTAAATGTTAAGTTATAGTTTGGTGTTACACTTGGAGTATTAGTTGGGGTAAGAGTATTAGTTGGGGTCGGTGTTACCGTACTTGTTACTGTCGGAGTCGGTGTTGGAGTTGGACACACATCAATTGAGGTACACTCAGCTTGTCCTGATCCATTATCTGTGATTGTATAAACAGTCCCACCACTAACAGATTGGAAGTAGAATGTTGTTGCCAATGTGGATGTTAAAGTTTGAAGTTCAGATATAGTATATGGATCAGTTCCCGCGTTATTTTGATAAATCAACTCATTAATATCAATTACCCCTTGAACATATATTGTTGTTGTTGGAGAAGTTCCATAACATACCGTGTCAGGTGAAGTAGAAACTTTATATAATCCTCCGTCTAACGGGTCTGTAGGAGTTGGAGATGGTGTTAAGGTTGAAGTTTGAGTTGTAGTTTGAGTAGGAGTGTTAGTGGGTGTTTCAGTTGGTGTTGAAGACGGTGTAGCAGTATTAGTTGGTGTTGGAGTTGGCGTAATAGATGGATTATTATTCACTGCGCTAATATAAACAGTTTGACCTGAAACCCAATTTGTTGAAGCAGATTGAATTATTACCGCATTTCCTGTTCCCGCAGTAAGACCAGGTACACTAATATTTGTACCGAACACAAATCCTGTTCCTGGCACACCTGGAGGTGTTCCTGTATTACCTGACCAATATTTGAATGCTTGCGTATCTCCAGAGTAAATTGCGGTACTTCCTGTTTGAGTCATTGTAATTGTAATACTTTGACCTGTAAATTGTGAGAAATAACTTGTTCTATCTATACCGTCAGAGTCAATTGAATTGAAGAAAATTCCTCTTTGATTTAAGGACAATTGATTTGGATTTGTGGTACCTGTTTGAGCAGGGGCAGTAACATTAATAATTGTATTACCCGTTGTTGGGTAATTGTATGGTAATTGAATTAGATTGAATGAATATCCTGTTACAGGTTCAGGTGTAACACTTGGTGTTGGAGTATTCGTTACACTTGGTGTAGGTGTTGGAGTTTCTGTATTAGTTGGTGTTACAGTATTAGTTGGTGTTACAGGAGGTGTCTCAATTGTCATTATTAGTGTACTTGAGGCGGCCCCTGAACCCCATGCCCATGTGTAAGTTCCAGGTGTAAGTCCAAGACCATCGATTGTTTCTCCGTCGTATATTGTTGATCCACTAATAACTGTTCCTGACACATATCCTTGAGGAACTAATACTTCTCTTGGACCACTTAGTCCTTCAGTTTGGACAACACCAAAAACACTACCTAAACTTGAAGGAGTCTTCGGAACGCTACCACCAGGACCAAAACTAGTAGGGAATGTGGTAAATGACGAACCACTATAAGTTGTGGCATTTGATGTTGAACCTACTATAAATTGTGCAAAATTTGGGTTAAATCCGGCATTAGCTGGAGATATGTTCCCACTGACTGTCAAACTTGTAAGATTAAATGATCCTGAACCTGACCATACAACATCAGGTCCTACTTGTGAAACTGATATATTAAAATTGCCAGGTACTCCCGATGTTGGAGTTGGTGTTGGTGTTTCAGTATTCGTAGGAGTAGGAGTTTGTGTTTCAGTTGGTGTTTGAGTATTAGTCACACTTGGTGTTGGTGTAAGAGTTTCTGTTGAAGTTGGTGTTGGAGTGACTGAACCTGCTCCGACTGTCATTATGATTGAACTTAAAGTTGCTCCTGATCCCCAACTCCAAGTATATGTTCCTGGTGTTGCTCCTAAAGTTGCTAATGTTGTTGAATTAAATGTTGTTGTTCCACTGATGAATGAATTAGATGTATATCCTGATGGAACAAATAGTTGGTTATTTGATACTGCGAAAGTAACACCAAAGAAGTCACCTGTACCTGAATCACCAAGTGTTTGTCCACCTGTACCAAAATTGGCTGGTGAGTTAAATGTTGAACCTGTGTAAAGCCTACTATTGAATGGACCAGGACCAGCAAGTCCACATCCAAATTGAGAAACTTGCGGTACTATACTTGAACCTCTAAAGAATGGTTGTACATTAGTCAACGAAGTTAAATTCATAGTTCCCGCACCTGACAATACAACATCACCACCTACTTCCAATAAAGTCATATTAACCACAGAACCTACTGAAGGTGTTCCTGTTGGAGTTGGTGTATTAGTTGGTGTGCTTGTAGTTGTTGGTGTAGGAGTTACTAAAGATGCCTCACACGCCGCACAACTAACATAGAAAAGAAGTGGATTTGAACCGTCAGTTGGAGTTGTCTCGGTCTTTTCAACAATTCTATAACATCCACTTGGTGTTCCACCTGTGAATGTTAAATTGAATACATCACCTGAAATTAAGTTTCCTGACACTAAGTTAGCGACCAAGACATTCAAGTTAGTACATCCTGAAATTGTGTAAGTTGTAATTTGTGCGTCAAGACAATCCGCACAATTAGGATATGATGATGTTGGGTTACTTCCATCGGCAGGTATTGCGTCGATTTTATTAATAATTGTATAACATTCAGATGCGGTTGAACCTGTAAAATCTAAATAGAATGTATCATTAGGAGCAAGATTTGGAGTCAACAAATTAGCAACAATCACGTTTGAACTACTACATCCTGAGATGGTATAAGTAGTAATTTCACTTAAATCAGTAGGTGTTGGAGATTGTGTTAGTGTTGGTGTAGGTGTACTTGTCGGTGTTTCATTTGGCGTTTCTGTATTAGTAGGTGTTGGAGTAGGAGTATTAGTCGGTGTTTCACTTGGAGTGTTAGTTGGCGTTTCCGTATTTGTTGGAGTGTTTGCCGGTGTCTCAGTTGGAGTGTTAGTTGGCGTTTCCGTATTTGTTGGAGTGTTTGCCGGTGTCTCAGTTGGAGTATTAGTTGGTGTTTCACTAGGAGTATTAGAAGGTGTTTCAGTATTGGTTGGTGTAGGAGTAGTCGTAACTGATGTTGACGTTGGAGTTGGAGTAGGTTGAGGAGCAGGGTTAACAAACATCAAATACTCATCAGTCCCAACTGAAATGTACTCATCATTTTCCGTGATGATAGGGTCTATCAATATTTGTATAATAGGTGTTACGCTTGGTGTTGGAGTGTTGGTTGGAGTTACTGTAGGAGTAACAGTATTACTTGGAGTAGGAGTAACAGTATTACTTGGTGTTGGAGTAGGAGTAACACTACTATAACTTGTATAAAATCCGTTCGCATTCAACCATATAACAGCATCATCGGCATTTGCAAATGGTGGTTGACCATTTTTGGCTCCAACATAATTCGCTAAATTTAAGAATGCCGCTTCAGTTTTATTTCCCAAAGGTGTTCCCCAAAATCCAACGTAAGCTGTTTCAGTAACTCCTGAAGGAACTGGTTGTCCACCAGGCCTAACATTACCAATAATGTATCTTAAATCTTCATTAGGACCTCCCCACCATACAACTCCACCATATCTTGCACCGTAAGGTGCTTCAATATTTCCAACAACTAAGTCGTCATATTGTGTTGTTCCCGATATCGGTGAACCTGTGTCGTTATATGCAAAAGGTCTTGAAAGTGCCATTTTTTTGTTTTTATATAAATATGTTAAGAGTATTCTTCGGTACATGATACTCCTGGCCCGCCACCAAACGCAAGTCCCGCATCTTGTGTTCCTGCTCCTCCTAAACCAGATCTTGCAGTTATTAAAAATCCAACTGTGGTCCATGATAAACCATTATATTCTTCTGTACATGATAATTGTGTAAAATAACTACCAAATCCACCAAAAGCAAGTCCAGCGTTTTGTGTTCCCGCACCTCCTAAATCCCCTCTTGCGGTTATTAAAGCTCCACCTACGGACCAGGATATTCCATTATATTTTTCGGTGCATGTAAATATAGTAGTAAGGACTCCATTAGTACCACCAAAAGCAAGTCCTGCATTTTGTGTTCCCGCTCCTGCTAAACTATATCTTGCGGTTGATAAAGATCCTCCTACGGACCATGATGTTCCGTTATATTCTTCGGTACAGGACATAATAAAAAATAATTGACCCCCAAAAGTTAAACCGGCATTTTGTGTTCCTGCGCTTCCCGAATCTGCTCTTGAAGTAATTAAAGCCCCACCAGCAGACCAACTAGAACCATCATATTCTTCGGTACATGAGACCACTCCTGCGGGTGTTTGTCCACCAAAAGCAAGTCCTGCATGTTGTGATCCTGCTCCTGCCAAAGCACTTCTTGCATTTATTAAAGCACCACCTGCGGACCATGACGAACCATTATATTCTTCGGTACATGATACTCTAGCGGATGGTACACTACCACCAAAAGCAAGTCCAGCATTTTGTGTTCCAGCACCTGCTAAAAGACTTCTTCCAGTTATTAAAGCTCCACCTGCGGACCATGTTCGATATGAATTCCAATAACCATTATTTGTTAACCAGTTACTTGCTTCAGTTGCATTTGCGAATGGTGGTTGATTATTTAGGGCACCAATATAGTTTGCCAAATTTAAGAATCCCTCATTAGTTTTATCACCTAATTCTGTTCCCCAAAATCCAACATTAGCAGTTTCGGTTACTCCTGAAGGAACTGGTTGTCCACCAGGTCTGAAATTGCCAATGGCATATCTTAAATCTTCATCAGGACCTCCCCACCATGTAACTCCACCATAATTGGCGCCGTAAGGTGCTTCAATATTGCCGACTACTAAATCTCCATATTGTGTTGTTCCCGATATCGGTGAACCTGTGTTGTTATATGCGAAAGGTCTTGAAAGTGCCATTGTTATTAAATAGTTATAAATTATAAATTATGTGAAATTTTAATATGTTTGTGCCGTTTGCCACGTATCTCTTGCAACAGTTGCCGTAAAGTTAGAAACAGTAGATAATGTAGTCCATGTTGTTCCGTTATTACTTCCCGCAATTGTCCAAGTTCTAGGGTCTCTATCATCAAAGTCATTAGCAGTTGCCCATCTATATCCATTAAATGATCTAGCACTACTAAATTGGAATATGAAGTTAGATACGTTACCATTTGAAACGAAATTCAAATCGACCACTTTTGTAGTCAAATTATTATCTACCAAGTTTGAAGGAGTTTCTCCACTAGGGTTACTACCACCTGGATTAGTTACAGTAACACCTGCCATACTTTGATCGACGCCACCAATTTGGAATACAAATTCAGACGCTTGAAGAGCGTTTGCGTTAGGAGGAGTTACCTTGGTTTGGGTTATTTGCCATCTATAATAAAGATATGCTGGTCTTGTTGGTGTAGGAGTATTAGTTGGCGTTTGTGTATTAGTCGGTGTCTGAGTTGCAGTAATACTTGGCGTAGGTGTTACAGTATTAGTTGGAGTCGATGTTAAAGTTGTTGTAGGTGTAGGAGTAGTTGTTGGTGTTTGAGTATTAGTCGGAGTTGGAGTATTAGTTTCTGTTGGGGTTACACTTGGTGTTGGAGTATTAGTTTCTGTTGGGGTTACACTTGGTGTAGGGGTATTAGTTTGTGTTGTAGTTACACTCGGTGTTGGAGTGTTAGTTTCTGTTGGGGTTACACTTGGTGTTGGAGTATTAGTTTCTGTTGGGGTTACACTTGGTGT